AAATACTCCAATATTAGTAATGTCTGAAAGGTTACCAGTTGTAATAACTGTACCAGTAACATCTGGAATAGTAATTGTTCTGTCAGCAGTTGGATCTGTTATTGCAAGAGTTGTTTCAAAATCATTTGCGGTAGCGCCTTCAAAAGTAATGCTTGAACCAAAAGCGGGATTAACAGTAGAGTTAATGTCAGAGAAGTAGTCTAGGCTTGTCCAGTTATTGACACCATCGCCAATTTTAAATTTATTTGTATCTGATTCCCAACCCATTTCGCCAGCATTTAATACTGGTCCTGCTCCACCGTTTGTAGAGATCCACTGCGCTGCAGTTCCTCTACGCTGTTGCATTCTGGTTGCCATTTATTACTCCCTATACTTAGTTATATTATAACAGATAATTAGTTAAAGTTATCTGTTGCTATTCCGCCGTCGTACGTTGCTTCAAATTCTGTAGTGTTGTAAAGTCCAGCACTTACAAGAACTCCAGGTTCATAATAAAACCCAGCATCAATAAATCTACTTACAACTAATCCAGTTCCATCAATTGCTGTGTCATGAATATGATCAGGCAGTGTTTCAGAATCTTCAAGGGTAGCAATTGCAATCCATTGACCATTGTAGTATACGTGAATACGCTCTGTTACTGTATCAAACCATAAATTTCCATTTGCTGGAGTTTCTGGCTGTGTTGTTCCAATAGTTGGAGAACCAACTGCAGTATCTACATAAAGTTTTGTTGCTGCATGAGCATTTTGAGTAGGAGTGGCAACTGTGACTGTTGATCCAAAAGTTCCGCCATCGGCTACAATAATGCCGTGCTTTACTTTGAAGTCTTTATTTACTGTTACCACTTCCGACCTCTATTCTAGTTATGCCTCAATATAAATCTTGTGTACTTTAACATCAGTATCTACTGCTGCACCAGTTACCTGAAGAAGAACGTTTCCACCACTGTAAACAGCGTTAGTTGTTCCTAGTTCAGCGTTGCTTATTACATCTGCATACTCTGTTAAGTAAACGTTGTTTGATCCATCAACTGTAACAAGTAATTCAATTACTTCAATATCAGTACCTTTTTTCATTTGTACGATATATTTAGCACTTGAGTATGTTGTTGCTGACCATGTATCAATTGTTGTTGCTGAAGTTGAAGCGGTAGCAAGAGCAGAACCAACAAGAGCATCTGGAAGAGCAATACTTGTCGCTGCTGCTGCACCAAGAGTTGGTGTAACAAAAGTTGGACTGTTAGTAAATGCTACTGTTGAAGATCCTGATTCATCAGTTAATGCTGATGCAAGGTTTGCAGAAGATGGAGTTGCAAGGAATGTTGCTACGCCAGTTCCAAGACCTGAGATACCAGTTGCTACTGGAAGACCAGTTGCATTTGTTAAAGTTCCTGCTGATGGAGTTCCAATATCAGGAGTTGTTAATGTTGGTGACGTTAGTGTCTTATTTGTAAGGGTTTGTGTACCTGTTAATGTTACTACAGTTGAATCAATATCAAGAGTGTTTCCAGTCTTGTCTAATCCTGTACCAGCAACAATTTGTCCCAAACCAGTAAACTGAGTAAATGTAAGCGCTGTAGTGCCAACTGTGATTGCACCATCGTTAGTTAATACATAACCTTGATCAGCATTTGTGGTTCCTTGTTCTACAAATACCGCAAAGTTTGAAGTAAGTTCTGCACCTGTATCTGCATCAGTTGAACGATCTGGAGCACCAGATGCCTTAACTACGTAGATACCGTTTTCTGAACCAGTTGACTGATTCTTAACAAGAACACGATCACCAGTAGCAAGAGTTACTCCGTCAAGAGTGTCTCCGTTTTCTAGATCGGATGCAAGAGTTACTGCTGTAGTTGTTGCTGCACGTACTGATGCTTTCCAATCAATACCTTGTGCTGCTGAGTCTACATAATTCTTTGTTGCTGCATCTGTTCCATCAGTTGGTGTACCAAGACCTGTGATCTTGTTTGTACCCATTGCAATTGCACCAGACATTGTGCCACCAGCAAGTGCTAGTTTGGCTGCAAGGTCTGTTGTAAGTCCTGAAATCTTTGACTGTGCAATTGCTGCTGCTGAGTTAATGTCAGCATCTACGATTGTATCGTTAGCAATCTTTGCAGAAGTTACTGCTTGATCTACAATTTTTGCTGTTTCTACAGAGTCTGCAGCAAGTTTACCAGCAGTTACGTTAGCATCTGTAATTTTTGCTGTGGTTACTGCGCCATCTGCAAGTTTACCAGTGGTTACGTTTAAGTCTGTAATCTTTGCTGTGGTTACTGCATTATTTGCAATCTCTGCTGTATCAACTGCTGAATCTGCAATCTTAGCATTTGTAACTGAGTTTGAAGCAAGTTTTGCATCTGTTACGTTAGCATCAAGAATCTTTGCTGTTGTAACTGAGTCTGCAGCCAATTTTGCTGCTGTTACATTTGAGTCAACAATCTTTGCAGTTGTAACTGAGTCTGCAGCAAGTTTTGCTGCTGTTACGTTAGCATCAACAATTTTTGCTGTCTCTACAGAGTCTGAAGCAAGTTTTGCTGCTGTTACGTTAGCGTTTAAAATCTTTGCGGTGGTTACTGAATCTGCAGCAAGCATTGTTGCTGTAACTGTGCCAGTATCACCAGATGTAATTAATGTTCCAGTTATGTCAGGAATTGTAATTGTACGATCTGCTGTTGGATCTACTACTTGAACAGTTGTTTCAAAAGAGTCTGCTGTTGCACATTCAAAACTAATGCTTGTATCAAATACACCAACTGCTGCTGGTGCTGCATACTTTAATCCTGATGCTTCGTTTGAGTCTACTGTTAAAACGTGTCCATTAGTTGCACCAACGGGTAATCTAATAACTGTATCATCTGCACTACCTACTAATAAATCACCTTTAGCATCTACAATGCCTGCTGTGATTACGTTTTTTCCATTAACGGTCGCAGTTGATCCCTCAACTATCAGTCCCGATTTTACTCTAAAATCTTTTGTTACGGTTGCCATCTTTTATCTCCTTGGTTAGGCCTTTAATCCCATACGCAAATAGCGTAGAGTTATAGGTGTACTTCCCCCCACAGGAACCACAGTTAATGAAACTGTGTCTCCAGCCTTTGAAACAGAGATGGTGCCAATATTCCCATCATTTTCAATAGTGCCATATTGACTAACAGATACATCTGATCCATCATTCAATACTGTTAATTCTGTAACAGCGTATTTGTTTGCTCCGCCTGCTACATATTTTAGTGAGATCATATATTTCATTGATCTCCACTCGCTTGCGGTAAAGTTATCAAACACTGTTGAGTTCTCAATTCCATTAATTGTTAACTCGTTATTGCCATCTGATCCAAGATCGGTAGACCTAGCAGAAGTACTATCAATTAAATCTATATAGTTTTCTTGTGTTGGTCTATCGCCTGTTTGAAACAGAGCCTTTACGTTGGTGGTTGATATCTTTGCCATAGGGCCATTATATCATTATGTTAAAGTATATAGTTAGAAAAACCAATTATCTGAATACCAATTCCAGGAGGATTTGCTGGATCGTATCCTTCAATACCAATGTTTGTAATTGTAAGTCTAAAAGGTAAAACCGATGATGGCGTAATAACTTTTGCATAGTCTACTTTTTGAAAATTTGACGGTATTGGTTTTAAATCAGAAACTGCGACGGTATTGGTTAATGTAGCAATAGCAAGAACTGTACCTAAAGCAACATTAGATGCTGTTGAGTTAAAGGGTTTTATATTAGAGAGGGTTTTTGTTGGTTTTATGTCTTGGATAGAAATGGGGTTTGATATATTGCTAATTCTTGTGGTAGCCATTTATTAACTCTGATCTGTAACTTCGCCTATCATGATCATTTCACCTTGACATACCGTCCAAACACGAGTAGCGTCAGATAGTTGAACATCAAATACGTCGCCAGTTTTTAGTTGTTTAGATTGTTCTGGTGATATGGTTACTGTGAATTCTCCTGGATCATCAAAGACTGTTGCATATGGAGTTATACTAAATACTAAGTCGGTTCCGACATTGTCTGAATACCTTCTAAAATCTGCTTTTATATCCCAGCCAGTAATATCTCCGCTTTCATCATTTGTATAATCTAATTCATTTCCAAGATCATCTTCTACATAAATTCTAAAAGAAGCGCTATCTCCAACAACAACTGTCCAGTTAACTAGCGGTGGGATATTTCCAAGGTTATAGGTTGCAGGAGCCGTAGGCTGAGGCGACATTGCAGATTCATCGGTATTTCTATATAAGGCGGCCATAGTTATATCATTATACCATCAACTAATATAATATTTAAAATATTTTTATATTTTATTACTCAAACTTGACTCTATTGGCAAATTCGTGTTATAATTAATACATGCTACCTACTTGGTAGCATTTGTTCTCTAGGAGGTATTTTACAATGAGAGAAGCAAATGTTTGGCTAGGGGTATTGTCGTTAGTTATTTGTGGTACTGTTTTTTCAGGGGCTGCAAATGCAACAAACGAAAACAACTTACTAATTAAAGAGTCCGTTAAGTCTGCCACCCAAAAGGTGGCCTTTTTGGTTTCTAAAGAGAAAAAATTAGAAAAGTATGAAAATGCTCATAATTTAACTGATGAGCAACTGGTGGATATGTTACGTCATGTAGGGTTTGAAGGAAAGACTTTGAGGTCTGCTTGTGCTATCGCTAAGGCAGAGTCTAATGGCCGTCCTTTGGCTTTCAATGGTAACGTAAAAACTGGAGATAATTCTTACGGTGTATTTCAAATAAATATGCTTGGAGAATTAGGGTCAGATCGTAGAGAGAAGTTTGAGTTAGACTCAAATGCTGAGTTATTAAACCCAGTGGTCAACGCACAAATTGCTCTTCACATGACTAAGGGTGGAAAAGACTGGTCTGCATGGAGTTCCGTAAATGGAAAAAGGTATCAAGAATGGTACAACAAGTATCCGTGTAAGTAATAAAATTAATCAATAAAATACCCCCATTGGATATTCTCCTTTGGG